TCATCCAGGCTCCGCGGCCCGTGCCGCGCCGAGCCGCCGCAGCGCCTCGAGCCGGCGGATCTGCGCGAGCAGCCGCCGTTCCTCTGTCTCCAGCCGCGTCAGACGCGCGGCAATGCCGGGCAAGGCGCCGCGCCGACGCCCCAATTCGCGGCGGCAGCGGCGCAGCCATGCGTCGATTGTCGCCGGCGACGCATCGGCGCGATGCGGCACGGCGTGGGGATGGTTCCGCGCGCGGTCGCGAGCGCGGCGGAAATAAAACGCGGCAAGGCCGAGGCGGCCCTGACGATGCAGCACGCGCCCGTACCAGAAATCCGCTTGGCCGTGGTCCGGAAACAAGGGCAGCGCGGAACGGAAGAGCGCGCCGGTGGCTGCGGGATCGGCACCCCGCCTGGCGTCCTGAATGGCCTGATTCAGTCCCATCTCATGGGCGAAATCGCCGCCGATATAGTGCCGCGCGTGGGCCTCGGCGGTGAAATAGCGCTGGAAGAAGCGATAGCGCGTCTCCGGCCCGGCCCAGGCAAGGCCGAGCCACTCGGCAATGGCGGGGTGGACCGGCGCGTGATAGGGCTCGTGATATTCCGGGCCTTGCGCCAACGCCGTCAGCGCCGCCTCGTCGCGCTCGAGGCCGAGACACTCGATGACGCCGTGCAGCAAGAGCATGGCGGTGGCGCGGGTCGGATGCTGGACGCTCAAGAACAGCCGCTCCGTGGTCACCACCGGCTCGATCTTGCGCCAGACGTCGAAATCCGACCGGCGGGCCACGCGCCGCATCGCAACGATGTTCATGTCGAGTAGCCGCCGGGCGTTCTCGATCTCCGCGCCGCGATAGAAAAGGTAATCGCCGAGGAGCCGGTCGAGCGGCTCGCCGGTGCGCCGCCGCATGGACAGTTCGTTGAGCAGGCGATTGCCGCGCGCAAGATAGTGCGGCGGGCGGCCGCCGCGCGGATGTTCGGGATGGACGCGTGGGGCGAAGGCATGGAACACGCCCGGCAATGCCAGCAGCGGGACGCGGATGCGCTGCGCCGTTGCCGGCACCGCGTCGCGCCACGGATCCTCGGCAACGTTCGTCACCTGCACGACATGCACGTTCGCGGCGCGGACGATGCCGTCGTCATCGCCGCGCGCGGCGCGATAGCTGGCGCGAAACGCGAAAGCGAGGTCGTCGCGGTCGCGATAAAGCCCGCGCAGCGCGTCGTAGATGAACTGCATCTGGCAATTGCCGGACAGGAAGATTCGCCGCGGCCGCTTGTCAGCCATGGGCCGCCGCCGACAATTCGCTGAGATAATCGACAAGCCCGCCGAGGTCGCGGCATTCATAGGTGCGCGCGACGTCGATGGAGAGGCCAAGCCGCTCTTCAAGCGCCAGCACGATGCGGGTGTGGATGAGCGAATCCCATCCGGGAACCTGGCTGGCGCGGGTGGCGCGATTCATCCGCGGCAGGCGCGATGCACCGGTCTCGTCGGCGATGATTTCCGCGATCAGGCGCAGCAGCGCGGCGGATTCATCGTCGGCCATGTCACGCCCACGACACGCGCGGCAAAATCTTGGCGCGGTCGATCCGCTCGCGGTGCCGCCGCACGAACGCGATCATCGCCGCCAGGCGATCGTCGCTGAGATAATGCGGCTTGAGGCCCAGGCGAAACAGACCGTCATGGGTGGGGCGGTAATAATGCTCGTCGGATTCGCGGCGCGGATTGGGGATGGTTTCGATCCCGACCTTGAGGCCGAGAGCCTCGGCAACCTGGCGCACCCGCTCCGCCAGCTCGTGCACCGAAAATATCTCGGTGAATTGGTTGAAGATGCGCAGCTTGCCCGGCGGCGGCGGATCGGCCGCCACCAGCTCGATGCATTGCAGCGTATCGCGCAGGTCGATATAGCCGCGCCGCTGCCCGCCCTTACCGTAGACGGTCAGCGGCACGCCCGCCGCCGCCTGCACCACGAACCGGTTCAGCACCGTGCCGAAAATATCGTCGTAATGGAAGTGCGGGAACAGCGCCTCGTCGTCTCCGGCCTCGTCGCTGCAATGGCCATAGACCGGGCCCTGCATCAAATCGGTGACGCGCACGCCGCTGGTCCGCGCTTCGAACCAGAGCAGGTCGGTGTCGAAGATCTTGCTGGTGTGATAGAGGCTACCGCCGGCGCGGGGAAAGAGTGTAGCGCGACAAATAGTTTTGCGGAACGCGACAGTTAGTTTTGCGTAAAAAATCCGCGTGAAACGCCGCGCCGCGCCGCGCGGCCTCAATTGAACTGCGAACCGCCCGTCGCCGTGCCGGCCGTGCTGCCAGGGAGGAACACCCCGGCATTGAGGCTGGCCTGACGATTGTTGGTATCGAGGAGCGAGAGCATGGCGAGCGTGGCGGTGGGGCCGGTGACGGCCGTGCTCGAAAAGGTGAGGTTATCCGGCATGCTGAACTTGGCGCTGTCGTTGCCGTTGAGGAAGCCGTTGGCGAAGGTCAGGCCGGCGCCCACGGTGACCGCACAGGGATTGCCGTCATAGGCCCAGCCGATCTTGCCGGTGAGGATCGCGGCATGGCACGGCGCGCTGCCGACCAGGGAATGGGCGGTGACGGGGTAGATATTGGCGTCGGCGGCATAGAGTTGTGCCACGGTGCAGGCACCGAGGGCGCAGTTGGCGAAATAGACATTGGAGCCGCGCTCCGCGTTGATCGCGGTGCGGCCCGACAGGGTGACGCCGTCGACATAGCAATCGAAGCCCTCGTAACAGGCAATCGCATCGCTCGCGCCGGCCGAGAGCAGGCACGAGCCGGGATCGGCGGGATTGCCGAGAATCTGGACCGCGAAGCCGCCGGCCGCGCCCGCGATCGGCCCGGACTGCACCATCCCGGCGATATGCGTCACCGGCGCGATATCGGTGCCGTAGGCCAGCTTCACCTGCAGCGTCTGGGTGGCGAGCTGATAGCGGGTGCGGACGGCGCTGAACGCGCCGTTGAGCGTGGCGCACGCCGTCCCCGCCGTCAGGCCGTCATTGGCGTCGTTGCCGGTGCGCGGATCGACATAGAGCACCAATGTCGCGGTGCAACGGATCAGCCCTTCCTGGGTCCAAACCGCGGCCGCCGCGTTCCCCGTCGCCGTGCAGGTGTACCAGGTCCCGTTCGCTATATCGAAGCAGCGGTCCGCCGGCAGCCCGGTCGCGTTGCCGGCATGCCCCGCCAGCTTGCCGTTGGGATTGCCGCCATAGACGAAGGAACGCGGCGTCGTCGGCGGCGCGGCAAAGATGCCGACCAGGCCATAGATCGGCGCACCGCCGTTGCCGTTGACCGGCGCCGGGTCATAGACCGCGCCGATGACCGACCCCGCGGCGACCAGGCCGGGGGCGGGCAGGCTCGCGCCTTGCGGATAGGCCAGCGGCACATTGCCGAAACCGCCGAGGTCGATATTGACGGCACTGAGCGTCGTGGTGTTGGCGACCTCGATCAGCACCAGCTTGCCGGCGAGCGCGGCCTGGTTCGCCGGCGCCGGCGAGATATTGGCCGCCGTGATCTGGTTCGCGGCGCCACTGGTATCGGTGGCGAAATAGACCGCGGCGCCGAACTGCGCCGCGAGCTTTGCCGCGATCGCGTCGCGCACCTGGGTCCATTGCCCCTTGGTGTCGGTCAAGCCGGCCCAGCGCAGGACATTGATCGGCTCCATCATCTGGGCGTTAGCGTAATCCTGGTCGCCGGCCGTGGCCTGCTGCGCCGCGCCGCCGGCGCTGATCGAGCTGATCCAGAAACCGGGAATGCGCATGGCGGTGATCTGTCCCGGCGCCTCGGCGACGGCGCTCGGCGTGTCGATCTGATGCATCACATTCCTCCATAGATGAAATAGACCGTGTCGCTGGGGCCGACGCGGCGCCGGATGACGCATTCGAGAACGGTGGTGCCGGCCCAATCCAGCGGGTCGTCGCAGATCGCGTCGCAGGTCCAGAAGAACACCGGCACGGCGGGCGCGCGGATGATGATGACGTTCGCGGCGCGGACATCCCACAGCGGCGCGTCGCAGGTGGAATCGCAGGTCCAGACCAACGGCTCGGTCACCGTGATGGCGAAGCCATAGAATGCCGCGAGCGCGACGATGACGGGGATGGCCTGGCCGCGCAGCGCCGGATTGAGCCGCTCCAGGAGCTGCAGGCGCCCGATCGCGCTGGTCGGGGGCGGCCCGACACAGGGATCGGGCAGACCGACGCTGCGATACCATTCCGGCAGCATCTCTTGCGCGCTGCGCGGGTCGAGCTCGTTCATGAGCGCGTCGACCCGCTGCTCCAGGCGCGATTCCTCTTGTGCCAGCGCCAGCGCCAGCTTGCCGAAATAGCCGGCCGGGTCCTTATTGACCGCCCAGCCCGGCGGCAGCGCATGGAGCGCGGCCGCCTGCAATTGTTCCGGGGTGTGCGCCGTCACGACCAGGCCGGATCGCCGAGCTGAAGGAGCTGGCCCATGGTCGGGGGCACCACGCGGCGCAGCGGCGCCGCGCCGAAAATCGCGGTGATCTGGAAATCGACCACGCCGGGCGTCGATTTGATCGCCTCGTTGAGGTCGGAGAGATAGAAGCCGCCGTCGAAGATATCGGTCGAGGCCGGGTCGCGGGCACCCGCGACCTGGCCTTCGGCGACGATCAAGTCCTGCAGCGCGGCGGAAACGGCATTCTGCAGCGCGGCGTTGCCCGCCGGCACCACGGCAATCGCCGGGTTCATCGGATACAGCGCCGGGGTCTGGTACAGCGTCGTGCCGCGGATCGGCCGCTGCTTCTCGATCGCGGCGCCGATCGCCGCGAGCTGGTCGCCGCTCAAGGTGATGGGCGTGGCGTTGTCGTCGACCATGAGAAGCCCGGTGGTGCCGACCATTGTCCAATTCGGCATCACCCAGGCGCGCGTGATATCGGGCGCCCCGGTACCCCATTGCGCGTAATCCGAGGCGCTGCCGCCTTGTGGCCGCGCCGCCTGATAGGCTTGCACCCCGGCCATCATCGCGGCCGTGCTTTCCTGCGGCGCGCCGCCGGCGAGGCCGGCACCGTTGGTGCCGGCGAGCACGGTCAGGATCGGACTGACCCCGTCGGGCGGATCGAGCAGCGTAAGCTGGACCCCGGTCGGCGTGTTGCCGCCGGTGCCCGCCAGCAGCGCTTCCAGCGATACGGTTGCCGCCCCGCCGGCGAGATTGGCGCCGGCGGTGATCTCGAATTGCGCGCCGTCGCCGCGCTGGGCAAGGAGGCCGCTCGGGATCGGCGTGCCGTCGGCGGCGCCCGCGGTCGCCGCCGCCGCGGTGCCGATCGCCGGCGCCGGCGGCTTGCGCTGAATCTGGTTCCACGCGGCGTAGCGGTCGGCGAATTGTCCGAACACCGACCACGGGAAGATATTGAGCGCCATTCTGGCGAGGTAGCCGTAGACCCCGTCCATCTGCGCGCCGTGCATGATGGCGATGACGTTGCTGGCCGAGAGCGGCGGCTGCGCGTCGAAGCCCTCGATGCCGGAATTAATATCGCCCGCGATGCGGTCGATGATGGCCTGGCGCGGGTCGCGGGCGAACGGCATCGGGACGTTAGGGCGTGACGACGCTGCCGACCGGCAGGCCGCTGAGCGGTTTTAGTTCCATGCCGGCAGGCGCGGCGCCGCACGAGGCTTGCCCCAGGATGGTCCCAGCCGGCTGCGTCACGGTCGTGGTGCCGCCACTGGAAGTCGGCACCATCATGGCGCGGGACGCGGTCAGCACCACATCGCACATCTTGTTCGGGTCGGGCGGGTGCATGGATTGCGCTAAAACGACAGCGGGAATAAAAATCAATCCCATTGTTAAAATCAAACGGCTCATCTCGTTTATCCTCTCACCGTTGCTTTAACCCATCCGCGACCACCAGCACTCGGATTGCCCGCTGTATTCGGGCTAATCGCCGCTCCGGTCCCTGCACCACCCGAACAATCGCTGGCCGCACCGGGATTGCCGCTGTTGCCCGTAACGCTTGCGCCGCTCCCTGACGGTGCTGAACCGGGCAATGTCGCTGTCGGCCCAGCGACCCCGTTATTGCCGTTAGAATTGATTGCGCCGCCCGCTGGGCCCGTCGTAACGGCCGATGTATATCCGCCGGCGCCGCCAGCATAAGCGGTGCCTACAGTATCGACCCCGCCGCCTGCACCACCGCCAGCGCACGCGTCCCCTGCAGCGCCGCCAGCCTTGCCTGTGGCACCTGTCGCACCGCCGCCACCCGATGCGCCAGTTCCTAAGGTCGATGTCGCCGTTCCTGCCGCGCCAGCCGTTCCTGACGGCGCGCCGAAACCGCCTGTCGCACCTATCGCGCTTACCCAAGACCCGGCGCCGCCGCCAGTGGAATTTGCGGTACCTCCGACAGTGCCGTAACCACCACCTCCAGCGAGGGGTAAATTCCAAACATTACTGCTGCTGCCATTCGTCGGACTTGTGCCCGGCAAGCCGGGTGATCCGCCTAGAATAGGAATAATGCTAGGAAGCGCGCTCGCTGCAATGTCTTGTCTTTGATGGCCCGCTCCACCGCCTCCACCTCCGCCTGAACACGCGGTCGCTGCGGCGCATACGCCGCCGACACGGCCCGGACCGCCGGCCCCAGCGTAATCGAACGAAATATTTGTCGCCCAGCTCGGTTTCGCCCATTGAAATGGATTGAGCGTGGCGACTGTGTATTGAAAGCCCGTAACACTGCCAATATCAGTCGACAACATGCTTAATAGGTCGCCGATATAATAACCCTGCGTTGTGCCTGGACTGGTAATTGTAGGTCCACTCGAAACAATCGTTACACCTGTCACGACACCGCCGCTAACGACAACGGTTGCGGTCGCGCCGGTTCCCGCGCCGCCCGTAAATAATTTCGCTGTATAAGTTCCGTCAGTGCCGCCCGTTCCCGCATTGGTGATCGTGCCGGTCGCGATCAAGCCGCCATAGAAGTAGCTGATCTGCGCTGCCGTCCCGACCGGCTGGCGGGTTGGCCCCACATTCATCGGGCCGACCTGGTCGAAGCCATTGTGATTGACGATGCCGGCGGCCGTCGATGCCGCGGCGCCATCGGTCAGGACATACGCCTTGGGTTTGCACGGTCCCGCGCTGGCGCACGGCGAGACCTGGAAATGCGACACCACGACGCCGTCCCCGGCGCCGCCGTTGAAGACCAGATTGCCGATGTTGAAGCTGTTGCTCAGCCACAGCGAGGCGTGGATGGCGTTCGTGCCGCTCAGGAACGGGCCGGTGATCCAGATCGCATAAGTCGGCGCGTACTTCGCGTCACCCGGCCGCACCTGCTGGATGCCGCACAGCATCGGAAAAACATAGGTCGTCGAGTTGGCCGCGAGCTGTTGACAAGCCCCGTTTCCGGTCCCGCGCATCGGCATGTTGAACTGCGCACGGCCATAAGCCGTACCCGCGAGCGTCGTGAGATCGAGCGCCACGGTGCTGACCGGCGCCGGGCGAACGGTGGTCCATGCCACGCCCCAGGTTCCCGCGGACGGCTTCCATCCCGTGGCCACCGTCGCCCCGAACGAAGCGCCCGTGGCATTCGTCTCCGCGAGAAGCTGCGCCGAAGTGCCGCCGATCGGATCGTGCTGTCCGGTGGCGATGGTGGTGTTGTGCGTCGTCCAGCCCGATTGGGTCAGATCGTCGCTCCACGGCACCTGGTTGGCGTCGGCCTCATGCTGGCGCACGATGTTTTCGGCGCCGTCGAACGAGGGAAGGACGGCGTTAAGCGCCAGAGGCTCGATGCCCTTGACGATGGGTTCGAGGTTTTCGGGAAGGATGAACTCGTTGCCCTCGTTGCTGTCGTTCGGCGCAACGGTGAATTTCCACCCTGGCGCAAAGGTCAGCAGCGAAAAATAGAGCGCGGTGCCCGTGAGTTGGCGACGTTCGGTTGCGAGACCGCGAGACATGAAACGCCGGTGGCGCAACTGTTGGCCCCGGTAACGGTAGCATCCGCCGTGATTGTGCCGTCCACCCCCGTGACGATATTCGACGGTCCGTCACCGCTCTGTATTGTGTAGGGAGAGACGGTGTGGGACGAGAACGGACACGATTGCCCGAGCGGCGCGCTGATACACGTGACCGTGATGCCGACCGTGTCGCCGGGGTTGCTGCTGCCGCTGACGAAGGCGCTGAGCCAGATGCCGTTGGTGGTCGCGACATCGGGGCCGAGCGTCGGCGCGGACGGATACGCACCATAGGCATAGCGGTAATCGGCCGGCTCCCGGACAAAGAGCCGGTTCGGCTGCTGCCCCGGCGGCACGCTGGCGATGTAGTAGGCTGACGCTCCCGTCTGCGCCTGATCCCACTGCACCAGATTGTCTTCACCTATCGAAACACTAAGACCGGACGTACCATCCTCGGCCTTGATGACGCTGTCGTAGACGTTGGTTCCAGGGAGATTGTCGAGGGTGATGTCGCCCCCGGTCGGGCAATGCGTGGCATCGCATTTGAGATCGATCCCGCTCTCGCCCGCGACCGGTTGCTGCGCGGTCGTAGCCTCGGGCACGATGTTTGCAAAATTGACATGAAATTGCCCCGGTGCGACACCGTAGAATAGCGCGCCATAAATAACATCCTCGGCCCAGATTTTAGTAAAGGCTTGACCGTAGGTGCCCGTCGAGGCGTTGTAGGTGTACTCAAACTGCGCCAAGCCGCCGTGAATGAAGGAACTGTCCCCGAATATCCCGTTGACGCCGGAGAGTGGGTACTGAACGTTGGTGAGATGTTTCGCCGCGTCCCAATTCGGATCGGTTCCAGTGCGATAAGGCCAGTCGCGGTTGAACGTCCAGCTACCGATGTCCCCATTATAAGTGCTGGCGATCTGGCCGTAGAACGTCTCGCCGTTGTTGTTGTAGATGTTTTCCTGCGAACAGGAATTCTCCGCTTCGAGTTGCGCGATCACCTCGAACGTATCGTGGACTTGCGGCGCGGTGGAGCTGCTACAAGAGGCGACCGCCGGATAGTGGAGCGGCACGACGCCCGAGAACGAGCCGGGCTGTACTTCCCAGGTCGCGAGATGCGTATAACCGGAGCCGTTGGTCTTGCTGCCGCTCCATTGGTAGACACTCTGCGACAGCGACGTATGGAAGATGTTGGACCCGGCAAAAGTCCATGTGTACCAACGGTCATTGAAATTCGGATAGGACACGCCGGGTCCGATCCACTCGACCGGCGCACTTGTGTTGGTGATGTTATTAACGATGTAGCCGCCATCGGGAAACCATATTTTTTTGATGCCCAAAGCAGCGGCGGTGTTCACGGCGTTCTGAACCGCCGTGCTGTCGTCCGGACCGATGATGAGATCGACTGGCCCTGTGGTGTTGACGGTTGCGCTTGTGGCCATCGTGACGGTCTGACCAGAGACCGTCAGAACGTCATTCGCGCCGCACCCGCTGGCGTTCGTCGCGATGCCGAGCGTAATCGAACCGCCCGTTGCAACCGCAACCCAATCGTGGTCAGGCACGCAACCGAGGCTATCGCTGATGCCGAAGCCCACTGTTACGCCGGTGAGAGACGATACGCCGGTGATCGATGCGCTGCCGTTCGCCGTGGTGCCGGTCGGCGTCACGGTGGAACTGACCGGCGCGGAAGCAAGTTGCGTCTCGAACAGCGCCTCATTCGATGAGGTCGTGCCGAGCGCGAAATAAAGATTGATGCCCGAAGCGTAATCCGCCGCCGTCAAGGTGGTGACATTGGCGAGCACCAGCGTGGTCGTTGGTGCGCCCGCGATGAACGCGGTTTCGAGGCGCATCCGCGCCGTGCCGTAGGCGCCGAACCATTTGACATTGACGGGATGCCCCGCGATGTCGCGTATCCAGCGGCCGCTCGATCCGCTGCCGAAGATCGTGCCGCCATCGGGCGCCGCGGTCGACGATGCGTTCCAGGCCAGATTGCCGCCGCCGCCGTCGTCCGGCGTGTGCCATCCCAACAGATGCACATCGGCCCATGGCAGCGTCAGCGCGTCGAGCGCGGCGACAGTCGGGACGGTGATCGGGCCACCGAGCAAGACATAGCCCGAGGGGGCGCGCATCAGCGTGCCGAGCGTGCCGCCGCTCGCGCCCGTGACGCTGTCGAGCGCATCGCCAAGACTGCCGGCGAGTGCATCGCAGCCCGGCGTGCCGGCGGCGATGCCGACCAGGAATTCGCTGTCGGGGCAGTCGAAATTGAGCGCCGGCACGCCGCCCCAGATGTCCGACAGCGGCGCCAGCGTCAGGGCGTGTCCGGCTCCGCGATAGATCGTGACCTGATCGGTGTTGCCGAGCGTGCCGGCCGGCAGCATCTGATTGTAGCCCTGCGCGGCCGCGCGCTCGACGCCCCAGCACAGGAGAATCAGCGCGGCGCTCAAGAGGCTGGGCGCGAACCAAAAAGCGAGCGTGCGAAAGAACTTCATCGTCATGGCTTGAGCACCGGCGCGCCGAAGGGGTCGAGGACGGGATTGCCGAAGGGATCGAGCACTTCGACGGAATAGTTCGCCGGCAGGGCCGCCGCCGTCGGCGTGCCCCACAGCATGTCGTAGCGGTGGATTTCCTGGCTGCCGTTGGGCCGCTTGATGACGGCCTTGCGCGCGAGGAACCAATTGCCGGCTTCGTCCTGCTGATAATCGCCGGTGACCGTCACGCTCTTGGCGATGCCGAGATCGACCAGCGGCTGAAACCCGATTTCCCAGCTCTCGATCGCGCGTTGCAGCGTCCGCGGCGTGCGGTTGGCGCGGGAGAGATAGAGCCAGTCCCAACAGCCATGGCGGTATTGCGGCGCCTTTGTGTTGCCGACCGGCGTTCCGGGCGCCAGCCAGTCGCCGAACCAGCCGCGGCGGTCGCGCGCCAAGAGATTGCCGCCGCCGGCGACGCCGGCGCCCGGCAGCACATCGTCGTCGGCCGCCTCGCGGTCGAGGCCGATCGTCAGCAGCACGAACGGCGTCAGGGTGGAGTCGATCGCGAAATCGTTGCCGGCCGCGTTCGGGCACAGATCGGCGAAGCGGGCGACGGGATCGAATTTGAGCATGAAGTCGGCCATGCCTCAGGTCCCCGGATCGGGCGCCGGCCCGTGCGCGTGGGTGTGGGTTTGCAGGCTCACCTGGTCGCCGCCGCCATTGCCCGCGACCACCTTCCCGGTGACGAGCAAGTCGCCCTGGATCGTCACCGACGGCGTGTCCTGGATCGTGATCGGTAGACCGCCGCCTTTGACGACGGTGCCGGCGCGCGAGAGATAGAGCTGCTGGCCGAGATCCGTGTAGATGCACACCTCGCCGTAGGCGAGGCCCTTGACGCGATAGCGCCGGTCGTCAACGGCGATGATGATTGGCAGCGATCGCTTACCGAGCAGGAACGCTCCCACCCCGTCGATATTCGGGGCGTGCGGCAACGCGGTGAAGCCGTAATTCTGCAGGCGCGCCACCCTAGCGAAGGTCTCGCCGTTGAGGAAAGTCGCCTGCGCCATCTGGATCGGGCCGCCATCGTCGAGCGCTGCGATATAGGCGCGGGCAGCGGCCGACAGCGCGCGCTGATGGATGTGGTCGATCATGGCCCCGGCGCCTCCGGCTGGGCGTCGGCCGCGGACTGCGCGTCCAATTGGATGTTGCCCGGCAGCGGCCCGAGCGATGCGCCCGCGGCCACCGCGTCGAACGCCGGCAGGCCGGCGATCGGCGCCGTCAGGAATGCCTCGCGTCGCACCACGGTGATCAGCGCGTGCGTGCCGCCGCCGTTGTCGAGCTGAAACTGAACGCCGCAGATCAGCAGCTCCTCGTTCACCTGCGCCACGGGATCGACCACCTGCACCATGGCATTGAGGTTCCACAGCGCGCCCGAGGCATCATTCCAGCTCGGCACGCTATAGACGCCGCGGAAGGCGCGGCCGTAGCGCACCGCCGCCTCCCACAGCGCGCGCAGATTGAGGAGTTGCTGGCTGGCTTGCGTCGCCGCCTCGGCCACGATCAGCTTGGGCCGGTAACGCTTGATTCCGGTGTCGTAGACGATGGCCTTCAAGGGGGACGCCAGATCGGACTCGGACTGGAAGTCCGTCACGCCCTGATCGAGGATGACGTATTTACTGAACCGGCCGGAATCGTCGCGGGTAAACGAGACCCGCTCGCAATTGTCGCCCACGGCGAGGCGCGTATTGGCGGCGCCGCTGCCGGCGCGGGTGATGACGAGGCCGCCATTGCCGTCGGGAACGGTGAGCGCGCCGGCTTCGCGGCTGATGCGGTCGAGCGTGTTGGCCACTGTCTCGGTCGGCTGCGCGGCTTCCGCATTGATGGGGAGCGATGCCGCCGACGCGGCGGACGGGTCCACGGTGAGGCGGATCGGAAATCCCTTGAGCAACGCCGTGACGATCTGCTGATAGGTCATCGGCCCGAAGAATTGGCGCGGCGGTCCCTCATAGGAGCAATCGACCAGGTCGCCGGTGGCATCGCGGCCCTTGACGGTGATGATGTGCCCGTCGGCGGTCAGCTCCGGCCCGGCGCTGTCGATGAAGCCGCTGATGACGTTGGCGCCGCCGATCTGGACCTGACACGGCGTCTGCGGCGCGAATTTCGGCAGGCTCGGCGCCAGCGGCGCGGCGTCGCTGATGCCGAGTTCGAACTTGCCCGCCAGCGCCTCCATCTGGCGCGAGATATCGACCCGCTCCCACGGCCCGAATTGCGTGCCGCCGGCAACCAGCGTGACGCCGTTCCCGCTCATGGCATTTTCAGCCATGCGAAGAACGCTTTGCCGACGACGTAGACGAACGCGACCGTCGCCATGATCCAAAGAAAAATCATGGCGCCAACACCTCCAGCGCGACGCCGCCGGGGATGAACAGCGGATGCACGATGTCGGGGTTGCGCGCGATGATGTCGGCGTCGCCGGCGGGATCGTCGTAGAGGCGATGCGCCAGCACCACCGCGGACACCGTTTGCGGCGGCGTCACCGAAACCACTTCGGGGAGCTGCGCCGCGACAGTGTCGATCTGCTGCACCAGCGCGATACGCGCGCCATCGAG